GCCGTAGGTGTAGAACGGGTCAATGCACCATTCAGTAGTACGATCGCAACGCTCTTGCACCTTCTTCCAGTCAACAGCCTTCCATGTAGCTGAAGTTCCTGGGCGCGGAGCCTTGTACTCACAACGCGTGCCGTAAGGGATCATTGGAAAGTCCATGGACACATATTGCACATTCTCATGCTGTGGCCATGCAATACGTTCAAAGTACCAAGCCGAACGGTCTACACCGATGTCATAAACATTGACAGGCGGGGGAGCACCACGGTCTTGCCCGGTCTTTTTACGATCGGTGACCTTGACAGCAACCGAGCCGAAAGCTTTATCAATGTCCGGGAATGCAGCCATGCTATGATAGATGAAGATTGTGTCATAGCGAGACCAAGCCTTGTATTCAGCCTGGGGTGCAATGCTGTCATGGATGACTTCAGCATCAACCCCTAAGCGACGAAGCTGATTACAGCGTAGGTAGATCCATGATGCTTCATGAGAGTATTGGCTATCAGTCATGTGCCGGATGATAAAATCCAAGCCGACTTTTCCAAGTTGTTCCTTTTTCATGTCAATCTGCTATGATAGGTTGATGCATTATTTAGGGATCATAGCAATGATCCCTTGCAAAGCTACGATCAATGGGTATGAATGCTTGCTCTTAAACCGTTTCCAATATTGCGGATGCGGTACATGTTCAAATGATGTAATCCCTTGCTTACGAAGTTGATCACGAGCCACATTACCTAATGCAAACACGGCACAAGGTTCTATCGTATTATAAATCTGACGCAGGTTGACTTCTGTGCCGTCATTATCTAATGCATTCACCCAGAATAACTTTTCCTCAGGGATACCTGCATCTTCAAGCAATGTATTAAGCCAACCAGAGCATCCTTTGATGGAGCAAAAGGGTGCATGATACTTGTTAGCTTCAGGATGGCTAACTTGCTCACCTACCAAAAGGATTGAGCCGTTGGAGTAAGACCCAGCACCTACAGGTGCTTGGGTCTTTAGCCCGAGTCGAAAGCGTTTAAGTACCCTGGCTCTTACCCTTGCATCTTTAGGATTAAGCTTCTCGGACTTCGAGGTTGTCACTTACCCATTCCTCATTGAGGGGTTCATAATAGAACTCGGTGAGCTTAATGATCAACGGGTCCACCTCAAGCATTGCATTCAGCTGTGCTGCAGCATCTTTTGCAATTTCTATAGGAACATCATAGAAGATGGTCACATGTGGGTTATAAGAAGGGTAGTCATGGGTAGCACCCATGTCAATGAAAGCCTGATGCATCGATTGCAGCAAGTCAGACTCAAGGTTAAGCACAAAGGTACCTCTAGTCGGGTCAACCTTATTATCGATCCAACTGTCAAATACGGATGCACCTACCACCTTGACAGCGGCAGGAACCTTAATACCTTTGAACATACCTTGGGCCAAAGCTTCCTGAATCCCTACTCGGCTATACAAGATTGTCACATGCAAGTTATTGGGCGGAACCTTTACCCCGACCAAAGGGACAACCTTATTAAACAGGTCCCATTGAGCCTTTGTAAAGTTGTCAACCCTTGCTGCCACATATGAGCCGCTCATATCAACAGCTCCTGAGCGCTCAGGTCACCCATCGCTTTACCTACATCTTGCGGGCCGATCAAACAGGACATAGGCAGCTCACGACTTGAAGTAGTCGGGCCAGTAGGATGTAAGATCAGAGTTTGTCGAGGAATTGTCAGGTGAACACATACACCTTGTAGGTCAAGGTCCAACAGCTGTATAGGTGTAAGCTCATATCGATTGAGCTGTGGGTGCATCAAGTAAGCTTTATAAGCGGATGATGAACATTGTGTGATGGGAACAGTGTCAACGGCCTTGGTGTCGTCATCAACAACAAGAATGTACCAACTTGCTGGAACTTTAAAGTCAAGTCCGTTGATGCGAACCAACACGGTCGGGCCGGTTGTTTCCTCTAACATCATGATGGGCTTGAGCATAAAGTCATTATGCACGGCGTCATAATACCATGCATACTTCGGCACAACCGGACCGGTCACCTCATCAATAATGTAGGCAAAACCGTAGTCTGGTAAAATTTGCATATGCTCTCTTTTCTATGGTAGGCTGAGCAAGCCACAAATGACTTGCTGCAAGATACTCCATAGTATTGTAATATACCTGGAGCCGGATTGATATTATTTGATGATGACGGCTGAAATTTTACTATCAAATAATGCAACACGAGCCATTGAGAGCAAGTAGATAAGATCAACATTAAGCCATGCTGGATCTTTTACAGCCATCCGCATAACTTCACTGATGGGAAATGCCTTGACAAACTCATCGGTCATGGTCTTGACACCATTGACCTCCATGTAGTCGGCAATGATAGCAAACACATGCACACGGTATCCGGTGCCTTCAATGGTTGCAAGCTTTGTGTAGCCTTTAGCTGGGGCTAAGATGATGTTGACATCGGTCTCTTCAGCATACTCCCGAAGAGCGGCTACAGCAGGGTCCTCGCCTTCTTCAACTTTACCACCTATGAAGTTCCACTTACCAGCTAAAAAAGACGGCCGATTCTTTAGAACCAAGGCAGTCTCACCGTTAAGCGTAATTGGAACTAACAGGGTATATTCTTGCATGATGGGATGTTCGTATTGAATGTTAGACATTGTAATACAAATGCCACATGCTTATCATATTGACCTTGTAATGAAGCAATGGCTTGCTTCTCAAGTGCTGCTACAGCTAGAGGCACCTTATGTACAGCCTTTAAGTGCTTAAGGCATTTGGTGCGAACCACAATTCACTCAATCAGCTGATTGAGAGCTCGCACCTTGGTCATTTAGAACACCAGCCCATCTTCACGTGTTGAAACCTCATACTTCAGCTTCACAACCTTACCCACCGGGTATGAAGCTTCCTGGTAGTAGGTCTTCCGATTCTTGAAGTGCTTCTTGCTGAACTTCATCTTTGAATACACATCAACTACATAGACATGGTTCTTATCACCGCGCTTACGCAAGCCACGTCCCACCGACTGAATGCTTCGCACGAAGGACTTACCAGCATCGATTAAGATCAAGCAGAAGATACGGTCAATCGAGATACCGGTTGATGCAATACCAAAGGATGCAATGACGATAAGGTCATCACGTTCAGCATACTGCTTGTAATTTTCCTCACGAGTACCCTTGTCAGTCTCACCGTAGAGGAAGATTGAACCAGGAATCATTGACTGCAATGCTTGACCCTGTGGGATCGAATTGACCAACACAAGTGTATTGCCATGAGCCTTTTGCTTGTTTTGAATCATGGTAGCCAAGCCTGCTAACCGATCCTCATTCCGTGTAAGAAATGCCTTCTCTGACGAATAGTCAGGCAGGTCTTCCATATCATCCTGAGTCTCAACCGGTTCAATCTCAACCGACGACAAGTAACCTTGAGCAATTAACCATGATGCCGGAACTTCAACTAAAATTTGACCAATAGACACTTTGAGGGTGTACTGATCTGCATCATCCTTAGGAAAAGTGCCTGTCACACCATAGCGGTGTGAGATATGTTTACCATGCTCATTGATCAATTCACGGATGACAGTGGCCTTAACACCGTGTGCCTCATCTACGATGACAGCTTTAAAGAAGCTCATGTAGTGAGGTGCATTTTGCAATGACTGCCATGTACCGATTACAATTGGATGGTCAATGTTCTTCTCATCTCCAGAGTAGGTGCCCACAGAGATGCCCAAGTGCTCAAACCGCTCACGGAACTCATCAGCCGTTTGTGAGACAAGGTCAATTGATGGCACAATGACCAAAGTTTGCAAGCCATTGGCATACAGCACAGCTGAAAGTGCCGCACACATGCTGGTCTTACCTGCACCGGTAGCACAGATAGCAAATCCCGAGCCAGCGGCTAATAGCTTGTTAACAACATCAACCTGGTATGGTCGAAATGTGAATCCTTCAGTACCAAAGAAGTCTTCGCTAATTCGATCTTGAATGACAGGGGCTGGCATGCGACGATCATCGATTGCCACATCATAGTCCCAAGCCACCAAGTAAGGGATGATTTCTTCCAGCAGCTTTGTGTAAGTTTTGCCGGTTTTATCAAAGAAGCGCACCTTCCCATCCCACCTGCGAAGCTGATAAGCCGGCATGTGGTAGTAACCGTCCACAAAGATACCAAACTTATTCCAAAGTGCTTCAAGATGCTCTGGGCGTAACCCACCGAGACGAGCGTTTACTTCGTCATCAACAATAATCGTACACTTCTTTACTTGTAGCATGCAAATTCCTTATGGGCAACCCTAAAATCTTTCACCACGGTTTGTGGCATTGTGGATATTTAGGGTTGCCGCTAAGGTCAGGCATATACAGGTTCACTAGGAGCTTGCATACGCTGCACGATTGCAACCCAGCGCTTACGTAGGTTGGCTTTTTGAGAATCAGATAGACAATACAAGGCTGAACCAAGCATAACAGACTTGTCAATATCTTCAAACAGCTCCTCAACTATTTTTTCAGCATGTTCTTTATTCATCATCGGGTTGTTCCTGAATAGATTTGATGACAGGCCATGGGTGTAAACTTCCGATTTCAGCTGTCAACACAGCAGCTCTTCGTTGCTGGGAAAATTCTCAATGGAATCAAGCGTAGGCAATTTGCTGAACATGAATGTTTGCATCAGTGTCTACGACATCACCGTGCTTCTTCATGATTTTCTTAAAGAGCTTACGAATAGCTTTCAACTGCTTTTTAGAGGGTGTCCAATCAGCCGAGCCAGCTTGAACATGATAAACATTACGAGGTGCTTTCTTCATATGATATCCTATAGAGTTACAGAACAATGTGATCTAGCTGTGCAACACGAAGTTTAACAATGTTGCTGAGGCTCCAACCCATGGTCTTCATTGCCTCAACAATAGCTTCAAGCTGCTTGCGAGTATGGGCCACATCAAGAAGGATCTGGTTTGCTGCAACATACTCAGGGTCCCCACGCACATACATCTTCAAGTCGTTGGCTCCAAGAGCACGTGCTGATGATTCAATGTACTTCCGATAGAGCAGAGCTTCAGTCTCCTCCATCTTAAGTTTGAGGTACTCCTCAATTGTCTTGGCCTCTTGAAGCATCAGGTCATAGAACATTAAGTTCTGTGCATGGTCCTTGTTTGCCTCTTCAAGTCCCTTACCCTTCAACTCGAAAAGCGGAGCGGCTTCAGCAATGAGTTGGTCATAAATCTGAAGCCGATCCGGGATTTGAGCGAGCCCGGTTTTCTTTAGCTCGCCGATAAAGGACATTACTCTACCTCAACACCCAGCAAGTCACCAGCCTTGATGAGTGACAGTGTATGACCTTCCACCTTCACCTCTTGAATAGAACCAGGGGTGAACATCACCACATCACCGACCTTAACCGGGATGTCTTCGACCTTGCCGGTCTTCTCATTTACCTTGCCCGAACCAACGGCCAACACATGACCACGGTTCGGCTTCATCATCTCAGCCGAAGCCACAATTAAGCCACCTTGACGAACTGGTGGACGAATCGGCTTGATGAGAATTAAATCATTCAACGGCTTAAAGCCGAAGGTACCGTTAGTATATGTGTTTTTCATCTTAAGCCTCTTCAGTAGGTTGTGGCACAGGTTGTTCTGTTTGCCCAGTTTCTTCAGCATCATTGAAGCCGTCGAACAATGATTCACGTTCACGAAGCTTCGGATGGTTGAAACACAACTCAGCAATCTCTTGATTCAAGTCACGCTTCATGAACTTGCGTTCAATCTTCTCACCTGTTTGTGTCTCGTATGACAGAGTGTACCATGCACCGCTTTGGGTAACGATCTCATCATCGAGCAAGCGTTCAAGCAGGCCGTTCAGCGGGTCGAGGCCGCGATCATATGGCACTTCGATTTCAACCTTGGAACCGATCTTCGAGAAGCGCGACTTGAAGGTTTCAGCACGAAGCTTGATGCCGATGACTTCCTTCTCCTTGCCTACTTCCTCGCGGAGGCGGAGCTTGGTGATCAGTACGATCTGCGAACATGCATAGCGCAAGGCCGGTGTAACCGAGTATGCACCCTCACCCTTGAGAGGATCAGCTGCATAAACATGCGCAGTAACGGCCAATGACATGTTGGTCATCTTCATGCGCGAAGTCATGGTCTTGAGGAAGTGCTTGATCTGCTTGGCTTGTTGACCTTGGTCACCGCGCTGCTCACCAGACTCGAAGTTATCATTTTCAGCTTCAGTCAACAACATGCTGATGGAGTCAATACAAACCAACACGGTAGGTGCTTGAGTGTTGTACTTGCCATAAGCCTTGATGTAACCGTCGATGAACTCGGACAGGACCTTAACGGTATCCTGCACAGTTACCACACCAACACCTTGGAAATGCTCGGCATCAGTTTTGACACCAACGCGACGAAGGTAGTTGTAATCGAGAGCATTCTCGGAGTCGATAGCCAGCACAAAGCTACCTTCATCTTGTGCAGCCTTCATGGTGTTGGATAACAAGAAGGATTTGCCAGAGTCGGACGGACCGACAAATGCGGTCACACGGCCTTGAGGGATACCACGAAGATAGGAGCCGGAGATGATGCGGTTGATTGCGTAGTTACCGGTGCTATACCAGAACGTCGGCGGTTTTGCATCGAGGTTGACATTCTCCAACTTGGAGATTGTCTTTTTAAAGTCGTTTAGGAAGGCTAAAGAAGCCATATGCTATTGTCCCCAATCCAGATGTTTAGAGGCTGGCCAGTTTCCCGACCAACCTCTGCTTTTGCTACAGACCGCTAATTACGATTGACGGTTACGCAGACGAGCCAAGATTTCAGCAGCACGACCGGACGTTGCACCGCCTTCAGCCGGAGCTGCAGCAGGTTCGGAGACTGCTGCGGCATCAGCCGCTTTATTCAGTACGGTACCAGCATCAGCAACAGGCTTGTCAGCATTCAGCTGCTTGTCCAGGGACGGGTTACCGGTAGAGTGACCGCCAGGTTGTTGCTGTCCCTTACCTTCGTCATAAGAACGTCCAGTCAGAGCAGCTTCGATCATAGCCTCCATCTGTTCACGAGCGATTTCGCCGTAACGGAAGTTCTTCAGGTCAAAGAGCTTGATCTTTGCCAACACATCTTCCGGAACAGGAGTGGACTTGCGAGCGAATTCCGAATTGTCATACGCTGCATATTCACCTTGCTGTGTCTTCATGATGCGGAAGTCACAACCTTCAAGAAGGTCATACGGAGCAACATCAAAATCACCAGAGAGGATAGCCGCTTCAATCTTCTTGAAGAGCTTCGGGCCGAGGGAGATCAGACGAACCGGATTTTCATCAGGCTTGATAGGATACTCGAACGGTGAGTGAGACACGATGCCTTGGGCAATATAGTCAATCTTGCGCCAAAAAAGCTTGCCCATCTTCTCATCACCCAGCTCGTTGTAGTACTTCTGCGAAGCTTCGCAGCACGGGCAGGACTTACCATACATGGAGAGGCATGCTACACGCTTCTTCTTGCCGTTGATGGTCAGCTCGTGGTACTTATTTTCGACTACGAAGCCCAACGGGTTTTCTTCATCGAGGTCAGGGAGGAAACGGAAGGTGGCGACATCGCCGAAGCCCATTTTGAAGAAAGGATAGAATTTATCCCAGAAGCCGTTGTTTTCATTGCTTCCACCGCCATCAGCACGTTTACCGAAGGCTGCTTTCAGGGCTGCGAATTGATCTTGCTTGGACATGGTTTTTCCTTATGAAAGTTAATGTTTACAGACTACTCACTTATGATTGATACACATCGTCTGTTTCAATGTGCATCAGTATTTATATGTATGATTCTAACTAGCTGTCGACCAGTTGTACATTTTTAGACTAAAAAGCCATGCCGTTTTGGGCATGGCCTGTAGTTCATTGTCCGACTGATCAAGCTTGTGTCGGCTGAACCTTCTTTGGACGACCGCCACGTTTCTTAGGCGGCGTAGGTTCTACCGGTGCTGTGGCTGATGCAGGTGTTACAACCTTCTTTGGACGACCGCCACGATTCTTCGGAGGTGTCTCTACAACAGGAGCGGCTTCAACGGCTTGAGGTACATCAGCCGGTGCAGCTTGTGCAACAGGAGCGGCTTCAACGGCTTGAGGTACATCAGCCGGTACAGCATCAGCAGGCGGTTCTACCGGTTCTGGGTTAGCTTGCTCTTTTGGAGCTTCTGCTTGTAGCACCAATGGTGACTCAAACACGGGAATAACATCCTTTTCAAGAGGTGCCTGGTTAAGCACAGAAGAACGTTTGTTTAGTGCCCAAGCCACAAGGGCTACAAGGCCTACGAAGAGGATAGCTAAAAGAAGGTCTGGTATCATGATAAAGTCCTTGTGAAAGGTTAGTACAAGTATTTATAGGATGCCAATTGGCATAGGTTCAATGCTGCCGTCTTGTTCATCAATCGATTCTTCGTCACCACGATACAGCTTATTGAATGCTGCATCATCATAACTACTAACATATTTAAAGAGCCTTGTTACAATGAGTGCACCTGAGATCAGGTCATCTGTTGCACCGGCTTTGGCCTCATATGTTCCTGCGCGCCCTTTCTGAGCATAGTTCTTCAGCTCGTTGATCATATCTGCCGAATGAATAATCATACCGTTTGCTTGCTCTATTAAGCGCTTTAAGTCCTTACAAGCTTCAGCCTTCGTGCTAACATTGGTATTCATACCAAGCTTTTCACCGATTGAGATTAACTCTGCTTCATCAGGGAAGTTAGCATCATTGTAGTACAGGGTAGAGATAACTTTACCGCATGAATTGTTTTCAAATGACCACATGATAGTCGGCGGCTTACCATTGAGCTTATGCTTTAGAATATATTTGATCAACACCTTCAGCTTATCATATAGCTTAGCCTCAGAGAGCTTGTTGTTACGAAACTCTGCAACCTGCTCCAAACGATCATCGAATAGCTGAATGGTACCAAAGTCCTTACCCAATCCTTCAGCAACGTCCATGCCGATGAGGTAGGTCCTGCGTGCATCAATAGGAGCCCAAAACTTGATGCCCTCTTCCTCAAAGATTGGAGGAATACCCTTCATTGAATTAAGCTTTAGAGTGTTGATCAGCAACGGGTCACTAGAGATGAACTCACAATTATATTCTTGTCGGAATGTTAGCTCACCAACCTTGGCAATCATCTCATCACGGTATGCAGCATCACGCTCCGGGTGCTCACTCCAAGGAGCAAACACAGTCTTAAAGCCGTTAACACCTGACTCAGCCTCGCGCCATAAAGTAGCAAACAAATCTTGGTCACCGTTCGGCGTAGAGGAGATAATACATGAACCACCGGTAGACAGCGTCGGTGCAAGCGATGCCCACATTGCGAGCTGAATCTCGCGCTTCACGAACGCCAACTCATCAAGCATCAACAAGGACACAGAGCGGCCCCGACCCGTGTTTTCGGTAGTGGCCGAGGACTTGATGGTCGAGTTGTTGTCAAAGGAAATTTCATGCTTGTTGAAGTACAAGCAGCCCGGCTTTAGCCAGTGTGGAAGTTCTTCATAGCCGAAGCGAATCCGATTCATAACATCCAATGCCGCATCGTTATCCTTCGATGCAACGAGGATGTACTTTTCAAAGTGGAAGCATGCAAACCATAACAGATAAGCCGCAATAACCGTAGTATTATGAGAAAGAATACCATTTGTATAGTAGACGTGATCTTGATGATCAACTTCAAAATCATACATGGGCTCTGGCTTAAGGATTTGTTTTACAGAGATCACAGCAGATTGGCCTTCATCTGTTAGAACTAATGAACCAGGGGCTAGATCAATAACTTGACATTGACCGATCGGTGTCATAACCAAATGTTCATCAGCACAAATCAAACTTTTCCCATTAGCTAACTTTAACTCATAAGGCTGATAATCAATTGTTTGTAAAGTTCGAGTAATAGGGAC